GTAAAATGCCGTATCGATACTACCAATTTTTCCACCGGATGATAAAGACATTGAAGATTTTTTATCGCCTAAGAAATACTTCATAGTATCTTTATTGGCACCAAATGTTTTGCCAAGTAAAGATGCGCCTGTTTTACCAACAAGTGATTTAGCGATGTTTAATGGATTGAATTTTTCTTTGATGCCAACTACTTTGGCTTTGAAATTTTCTGATATAGTTTGTTTAAGAGGTTTGCCCTCTATCGCACCATTTCTGATGTTGGCAAGAAAACCTCTTTCTCGTATTTCTTTAAGGCGCTGACGGTCTGTACCAGTAAGTGGTCGCTTTTGTGCAATTAAAGCATCCACTTCTTGAAGTTCTTGTAATAGTTCTTCGCTACTCTTTTTCATTTACCTTTTTGTCTTTGCTTAATTTTTTCGTTTTCTTGTTCAATATATTGTATAAGCATAGTAACGTAAATATCTCTTTCCCACGGAATCATATTTTCAAGTTCCGTAAGACTATATTTGTGGTGTTGCATCAAACTAAAATTAGTAGTGTAGTAATTCTTCAGATTGTCATAACGAAATGTTAGTCGAAAAAACTGTCTAAGCCTTCGACTTCAATGGAATGGTCATAACCACACTTGCCACACTTCATTTCAATCTTTTTGTTTAACTTTGGCAAATTCTCAAAAAATTGTTCAATCTGTGCAAACTGTTCCTGATTCAATGATTCCAAAAAATCATTCAATTCTTTTTTGGTACTCTCTTTGGCATAATAGTATTGTTGGCCATCATAGATATGTTCGATACTATTAATAATCATATCAAATGCCATATCAGTTACATTATTGGTTTTTGCAACCGATTCCAACACAGAGAACTCTGGATACTTTAATTTGATACTAATTGTGTTGGTTAAATTAATAATCTCTTTTGTGGCCCCCATCTCAACTTGAATATCCAAAAGATTAATTTTGGTTTTCATAGAATTACCACATGGTGTTGGGTCTGTGCGATCCTCTAATTGAACCATGTTCTCACAACGATAGTTGCTTTCTACAATTTCACCAACAGAACGGGCTCTCAAATTTAAGAAATAAAACTCAACATCAATAATTGGTAACGAATCAATATCAACATTTTCAGTCAAAGTACAATTGTGTAACACTTGACGAATATTTTTTTCAATAGTTTGTCTATCGTCTGATTCCAAAGCCATCATTAAGTTACGTTGTTCTTTAACCAAAAACGGTCTAAATCGAATGTGTTTCTTGGATAATGGTAAATCTATTTCATACACTGGTGCATCAATTTTTGGTAAAGCCATTTTATTTTCACTCCATATTAAAAATTAATCAAAATCTCTGTTAGCTTGGCTGCCATTCAAACTATTTCTATCTCTAAAAACATTTGTCAAATCAGCTCTATTTGGAATTTGTGTTGTAAAATCATTAACTCCGGCAGCAATTTCCGATGTAATAGATTGTAACAAACTGGAACCCAATGCTTGAATTGAATTGTTTTGCCAGTATGTGTAAGCAAACACCACGGTTAATTTATGGTACGCATCTGATGACCAATCCAAATCTAATTGATTTACTGAAATAGGAAATGCATCAATCAAATTAACAGAATATATTTTTTTATTCTGCTGGTCGTACTGATTAACTTGTAGTGTTGATATGTAATCTGATTTGTATCTAAAGTCAAACTTGTAAGACGGATTGATATATTCCATCCAAGCATCAAAGAATAACTTTTCTTCCATACTTTCTGAAACAATGAATGTCATGGTGATATCATTGTATTGAGATTGATATGGATGTTTTTCGGTTGGATTGGTACCAAACTTTTGTTCCGTTGTGGCAAATGTTCTACTTGGTAATTCGGTAGATTCACAGCGCAATGATAAAGTTCTGCCAGTATTTCGGTAAGGAAACAAAGTTAGTGGTACGGGAATGTTTACATCAAACCGATTGGGTTTGGCCAAATCTTTTACAAAACTGGCACGAAAATCGTTTAAGCTACTAGGCATTAACTTTTCCTTATTTCATTTACTGATTCTTGCCATACTTTCTGTGGTTTAGCACCTTTAAACAGTTGAGTAGGTAAGAAAATTGCCACTTCCCACTCTTGTGGTTCAATGGTAAGTATTTTTGACCTTATTTGGCTAAATAAGTATCTTTTAATACACGGCCTAAACTCTCTAAACCGTCTGGAGGCCGTCAATATATCATAGGTGATGCGTAACCTTGCTGGATTATCTTCATCGTCTAGGATGGCGTAATTTAACAGTTTGTCTAAAAATGCCACTCTGTACTTAATTGGTAAATAATGTAGGTTTAATCCTAAAAATCCATCATCATATTTTTCCAATATTAATACCAAAGGAAAACGGTCATAATAAGGCATATCTGCCTTACCTTTTGGATCGTAAAAAAATTGGTATAATCTACCTTTAAATAATCTTCTAGTTTGTCTAAACCTTTCATTAGCAATAGTTCTTGGAATTAATGAAGGATTTCGTAATTCATTAATTTTTTTCAAGAGCCATTGATATGATTCTCTGGACATCTTTTGCATTTGAGCTGCAGATAGTTGTTGTGTGAGCAGTGTAAGTTTAGAGGCCATAACGTTATTTAGTTGATTCCTAGGTGATGTTCAGTAAGAATTTTAAACTCCCAACCACGGTCAGCACAGAATTCTTCAGCCGCCTTCCATTTGGCTTGGTTCACCCCCCACGCCACCACTTCGTTTATGTATTGTTTAGTGATACGTTTTTTTTGTTGTGGTTCTTTGGTTTGTTTGTCTGGTTTAACTTCAATCATCATTGTTTTGAATTTATTGTCTTTGGTTCTTACTTTAGCAATAAAGTCTGGAAAGTAACGGTGCCATTTGCCATCAACAGGAGATTTGTAAGGAACAATGAGTTCTTCTGATTGCCATGATATAACATCGGAATTACGGTCAAGCCAATCCATCACCTTTACTTCCCATGAAGAACGGTAGATGATGTTGGTGTGGTCTCCAACATATTTTTGAGGGTATTTTGGTGTGAATCGTCCTGAATAAGCCATATAAATACTATGTATATTTCAATTTAAAGAGTTAATCAATGGCCGTAATCTCCATACCAACATCAGTCGCTGGCGTTTCTCTACCTGGCCCCCTAGGTCAAATTGCTAAAGGTCCACTTGCCGCTTTGTATGGTGGCAAAGGAGTACAAACCTTAAAGTATCCTTCTGACCTTGCTACTGATGCCACTAAAAATCATTATGTACAATTTTCAATTAAAGAAGTTATACCCGCTGGGTATTCAACAACAGGACCAACAACTCCTGGCCAAAGCATCAATCTTAATGGTATTGCTCAGGCAACAGGAGCTCTTGGTGAAGCAGTAAGTAATGGAATTAAAAGTGCCGCTAGTGGTTCTTCTGAAACTACACAAGAATTAATTGGACGAGCCACAGAGGGAGTTGGTGATGGTTATAAAAAGATTGGTGAATATATTCCCACCTCATTACAAATTTCACCCACAACAACACAAGCGAAAGCATATATTTCTTTATATATGCCAGATACATTAATGGCACAGTATTCAGCCGACTGGCAAGAAATGAGTTTAGGTGATATGGGCACAGGAATATCTACATTAAGGATGATTGACCAATTAGCCACTAATGCAGGACAACAAGGAACTTTTACCTCTGGAGATTTAGGAAAAAGTTTAGGTAATTTAGCATCAACAGATCCAGCAGTTACAGCAACAGTTGCAAACTTATTGGGTGCGAGTGGTATTGGTAGTAATTTAATTGATGCTAAAGTGATTGGTGACGTTATATTAAAAGGCCAAGGTTATGCAATTAACCCACAATTGCAGATGATTTTTAGAGGTGTTGGTTTTCGTAGTTTTCAATTATCTTTTATGTTTACTCCAAAATCTTTGGAAGAATCTACTGAAGTTAACGATATTATTAAAACATTTAAATATCATTTTTCGCCTGGATTTGAAGCCGGCAAAACCGATTCAACACAAAGTATGTTTTTGACTTCGCCTTCAATATTTAATGTACAATTCAAAATTGGCCAAAACGAAAATCAGTATACACCAAAATATGGTGATTGTGTTTTAACTGATATTGACGTTAATTATGCACCAAATGGTTTTGCTGTACATGAAAACGGTGCGCCAGTACAAACAACACTCAATTTAACATTTAAAGAAATTGTTATTGTTGATAGAGATAAAATTGCTAAAGGAACTTTAAGATAATGTTATATTTTAATACCTTACCAAAAATTCTAACTAACGACAATAAAAATAATGCTATTGTTTTAACTAATCTTTTGGCAAGAGCGGAACTTGTACAAAATTTAATGACAAACCCTCTAATGTTTTATGAATATAATATACAAGATGGTGATACACCAGACATTGTTGCTTCCAAATATTATGGCGATTCATACCGCTATTGGTTGGTTTTGTTTTCAAATCAAATATTAGATCCACAATGGGATTGGCCACTATCTTCTCAACAGTTTACATTATATTTAAACAATAAGTATTCTGCTGCAGCCAATGCCAATACCGTTTTGGCATACACATCTTCAACAGTATATGAATATCGTAAAATTATTACGACAACTGATGAAACATCATTGACAACAACATCAAAGACTTATATAATTGATGAACCGTCATATTTAGCAACATTGCCTTCAACAAAAACAGTAACATTTTCTAATGGTACATCAGCAAAAGAAACGATTACAAAAGAGGCTGTTAACATATATGATTGGGAAGTTGAACAAAATGAATCAAAAAGAACTATTAAATTAATAAATGCAATTTATGCACCGCAATTTGAAAGTCAACTTAAATCATTAATGGGTACATAAAGTGGCGGACATATCTTCTTCAGCACCAACGCCAGCTGGTGTATCTTATCCAAAAGACTATGCGTTAATAAATCTTACCTTACTATCAGCATCCAATAGTATGGACATGAAAAATTTATTGACCGAATTATCATATCAAGAAGATTTGTTTAATAATACAGCGTCAGGTTATCTGATGGTTGTTGATTCTATGGGTTACATTGAAACATTAAACCTTACCGGTAATGAATATCTGCGGATGACATTTGGTAAAACCAATCAAAATTCTAACTGGATTGATAAAATATTCCGTGTTTATAAAGTAGACAAAAGGCGACCAGAAGGTAAAGGCGATACAGAATCTTATTCTTTGTATTTTTGTTCTGAAGAAATGTTATTGTCTGAACAATATAAAGTAAGTAAATCATATCGTGCCAAATCTATTTCAGATAATGTTATTGATATTTTAGAAAATTATTTAAAAGTACCAAACAAAAAAATTGCTCAAATTGATTCAACCTATGGCATATATGATTTTGTTATACCAACAATAAAACCATTTGATGCAATTAATTATATGGCGGGGTATGCCAGACCACAACCAGACAAACCTGGTGCTGATATGTTGTTTTATGAAAATAAGTTTGGTTTTAATTTTAGGTCAATTCAATCTATGATGAAAGAACCTGTTTTTTATAATTACAGTTATGATCCAAAAAATATAGATAATGCCACATATGATTTAAATAAACGAATACATAATGTTACGACATATGAAATTTTAAATTCTTACGATTCATTGGGAGCAATTAATTCTGGTATATTTGCCAATAAATTAATATCTGTGGATCCAGTCACAAGACGTTATAAAGAAACTAACTTTGATTATGCTGGTTATATTCAGGAAGCCACGATGTTAAACGAACATCCAATCACCAATACATTTAAAAATAGATTTGGTGAAGGAGTTAACCAAACTCCAGAAGCAGTAACAAAATTAATATTCTCAAATTTTGAACAAAATTTAGTACCTTACATTGCTGAGCAAGGACCTGATTCTGTTGGTAAAGACATTTATGCTGAAACTTACATACCATATAGAACAGCACAGTTAGCATTGGCAAATTATACAAGAGTTAAAATTTCTGTACCTGGAGATCCTGGTCTTACTATTGGTACAAACCTTAACTTGTCTTTATTATCTAAAAATCCTAACAACAAAGAACCTGATCCGTTTTATTCAGGAAAATATTTAATTACAGCAGTTCGTCACATGATTACAATGAATGAATACAAAACTGTGCTTGAAATTACAAAAGAAAGCACAACTAAACAATATGCTTCACCAGATAACAATTCTGCTCTGTGGCAGAATACGGTTAAAGGAATTGCATAATGTCTAAAATGATTAACAACTTTGCCGGCCTAAATGGTTTTGTTTGGTGGGTTGGAGAAGTAGAAAATAGAATTGATCCGTTAGGATTGGGTCGTTGTCAAGTTCGTATCTTTGGTTGGCATACACAAAATAAAGAATTAATTCCATCTGAAGATTTACCTTTTGCGCATCCGTTATACCCAATAAATAATTCGAAATCGTTTTCTGCACCAATGGTAGGAGATTGGGTTGTTGGATTCTTTATGGATGGAGAATCAGGACAATTTCCTATAATGTTTGGTGTAATGCCTGGACTTAAACAATAGGAATTAAAATGAAACCAAATCTTGGAACTGCCGAAAATCCACCTTTTAGTCCTTATACAGGAATATTCAATACTGCTGGACAACCTACCACTCCCGCCCTCGGTATAGGGCAGGTTGCCAATACTGCTATTAGCTTTACCAATAGTACATTATCACACAATTGTGATTTTAGTTTGGATATTATTAAAAATAATGCATTAAAAAGATTTTTAAATTCTCAAGCAATTAATATTAGAAATGCGATTCGTGACGTAATGAGAGCGTTAGGTTTTTCTGATGCAACAGGAGAAAGTCAATGGTTGTATAATAAACTTAAATCAATCACTAAAGAGTTAAAGTATATACAAAAAAATATAATACAACCTATTCTTGATTTTGAAGCTCTTGTTGTTAAATATATTAAAAAAATACAAGACATAA